TGATATGGTAGTAAGCAATGTAACTGGCATTGAAACTCCAGAGGGCACAGAAAATAATATACAAGCAATTAGAGAGTTTTTTGAAACAACTGACAAAGAAACATTTACAGCAGTCCAAACAGGGCTCGAAGAAATAAAAAATTATTGGAGTACACCAAGTACTAAATTTAAAGTTCCCCAAGATTATGTGGAGAAGGGCGCCGAGGAAACGATCGATGTTCCAATGGTGTTCGACAATGCAAGTTTTTTCGCATAAAGGTCGGAACACTCAATCTTTCTGAGATTGATGAATTTGTTACCGGCCTAGAAAAAGAAAGCCAAAATATAATTAGTGAGTTAGTTAAGTTGTGTTGGTACATGCGTGGCGGTATGCAACTCAAAGATGCTTACGACTCTACCTACGATGAACGCAAAGCCATAGGTAAGATGGTAGATGAAAATCTAAAAATTACCAAAGAGTCTGGAATGGCTTTTTTCTAAAATTATAAAGTTTTAATTAATTGTTTGAGTCTAGCACGACCTTGTGTGCTTTGTAATGCTTTTTGTACAGCATTTACAATAGGCTTAACAGCATTCAATTCATTTTTATTACTCAAAGGCTTGCCTGCTTGTAGTTTTTCAAGTGCTTTAACTGCCATTGCAGGATTTTCTAAACCAAGTTCAGTGCGTAGTGTGTTTACACCTGCTCTTGTGTCTTGTGAACTTCCGCTAGGTTCTTCACCTGTACTTTTTTCATAGTCGCCTGCCGCTTTTTTAAATTTGTCAGCAATAGCACCACCTGCAGTTTTTAAAGGATTTCTTCCTGCTTTATAACCTTTGGCTACTCCACTTGCGAATGCACCAAAGTTTCCTCCTTGTTTTGAATTAGCAGTTGTGTCTTTAGTCACGTCACCACCTGCCTTCATGTAAGCCGCATCTTGTGCCGCTCTTGTCAGCAGTTTATCAAGTTGTGGGCCTTTTAATTCTGTAATCACATTTTCGTGTACACCGGCCACTAATTTTAAATTAGGATTATTTGCTTTAGGTTTTGCACTAGCACCTCCTGGTGTAGGTTGTTCCGGACCGTCATTTTTGTTTGCTAGTGGTCCTTTCGGTGCTTGGTTTGGCGCAGTTAATTGTTTTGCTAGTTTCTCAACTCCCTGTGTAGGATAACCCATGCTCTTTAAGAAAGCCATTAGTTCTTGTGCAGAACTTGGTCTACCAGTTTTACCCAAATGCTGTTGATATGCTTTTTTCAGTTGATTAGCAATTTTGCCTGTTTCTAACTTGCCGGCGGCACCGGCGCTTCCAAATTTTTTCATAATTCCAAGGCCTGCACGTTTTAACATGCCCTGTGGTGCTTCTTGCACACTAGATTCATTTAACACTGCGATTTCTGTTATTTTCATACCAACTTCTCCTAAATGTATTTATGTAATCGCCAATCTAGCCGTCAAAAACCAAATAGCACAGTTTAATCACACTAACTACTGATCTAAATATTTAAACTATGATACAAAAATTTAGAATACTGGAAGACAGCAAGGAAATTGCAGTGGCCAATTCCATGGAAGAGGCTACAATGACCATTGAGTGTTGGAAAGTTAATAACCCACACAAACAATATGAGATACAGGAGATTCAGGTTAGTACAGTAAAACCTGGATTTGGTAGAGATCCAGATCTTCATTAGACATAACAACGATTTACAAGACATCAAATGGTTCGAATATCATTATGTCGACGATCCTTGTGATGATGTTTCACATTGGTTTGTGATTAAGAAGTGAACTACGTTCACTTGTGTTTATCGCTATCGCTCAAACACCACTTCTTATATAGAACAATTAATTACGAAGTAATTGTTAGCATCATGTAGATTGTTTCAGTCAGACGGAACCTACTAAATGGTTCCATCTAATCTTGAACATCATGTGAGTTCGTCACAGCCAAGACTTGGAAGTAGGTTGTTTGTTTATACACCTGTTTGTGGGGCTCTGACCTTTCCCCTACCTACGTCGACATCACGTAAAATTCTGCTTACAAATCGCTTTGCTACCGCAAACCGCTTCGCGGTCTTCTACGCTACCTCCCGCCTCGTTCCGTTGCGTGGAGTTTTTTCAAACACAGTGTTTTCGATTGACAGCATTCAATCTCCGTTAACCAGTGAGCCCTATTTGTTTGATGGCTTACCTCACAGTGGTGGTCGATCAACGTGTACGAGTGTGACTATCACATCACCTTTTACTCAGCAGTATATTAAACTGGCCTGCTAACCTTGTGTGCTGTTTGTTTTGCCTATGCTACCAAGTGCTTCTTTAAGAATTTTTGAACCGCCAACTCTAACATTAATAATTCCGTTGTAATACTCATCTGTCTCTAATACACGGCGTTCAAATTGTTCTCTTGCCTCAAGGTAACTCATTAAGCCTCTGCTATTGCAAAAATATAATATTTCTCTTGTGAAGTTTTTTGGGCCTATTTCTTGTACGTCAGCATTTAAATGATCTGAAGATCCCCAATAGTCTCTCCAATCACTTTCTACTTTACTTCTACGTTTGTTTTTCTTGCCTTTAAGTGGTGGGCGTGTTTTTTTAAATTTTGCTAGTTTTTTGCCTACGTACTTGCGATTATTAGTAGTGTTGGTTATAAGGTATACAAAACCTTCGCAGTCTTCTGGAAGATTTTCTACTTTTTTGCCCTTATAAGTCCACTCCATGCAGATACTTACCTGCGCCTATAATTCTGGATCTTGATTCTGGCTTTGTTGTTTGTTTGCCTTCTTGCTTTCTTTAAGTGCCTTGCGTTTAGCCTGTATTTCGTTGCGTCTTTCAGTCGCTAGTTTCCTAATATCACTTAGGATTGATCTTGCCTTACGGCCTGTTTCGTCGAAGCCTTTGGCTTCAAAACGTTCCTGTGCGTTATAATAATCCATCATTGCTTGGACAAGCAACTCATGGGTAGTCTTAGGCATTCACAACCTCCGTATCATTGCTGTACGAAGTGAACCCGTTATCCTTAATTACCTTCAATATGTTATTCACACGTGAAGATAGTTCATCTTTGTGCGAAATGAGATATATGTTTTTAGAACGCTCTCTTGACATTTTTTTGAGTACACTTAACGCACTTTCTACACCTGCGGCATCTAGTCCATTATCAACAAGTTCGTCAATAAACAACAAGTTTATGCTTTGATATAGACTTTCCCAAACATCTCTAAATGCCCAACTCATAGATAATATGAGTCTATTTCGTTCACCTCTACTGAGGTTATCAAAGTCTAAGTCGCGTCCTAGTTCTGTAATTTCGACTGTTAAATCGTTCTGAAATACTACTTGATGTGGTAAACCAGTTTTATCTAAGTAGTATTGTAAACGTTTGTTTAAGAACGCAAGGTTCTGATCAATAATACGTTTACGTATAAATGAATCTTTACTTGTAAGTAGTTTATACAAGAAGTCCATGTGTTCTTTCATTTCTGTAAGGGCATTTATGTTATCCCAATTTACTTCTTGTAGTGCTTGATCTCTTAGTTCATCCATTTGTTCTGTGTATGGATTTACTTCTGATTCTTTTTCTGTTTTACGTTCTTCAAGACTTGCTAGATTGTTTTTATGATTGTATGCTTCTTCACTGCTGTCATAAAATGTTTTAGGACAATCATTGATGTTACCAATTGCATCTAATTTTTCATTTACATCTTTTAATTGTAAAACTATACCATCAATATAAGTTTGACTTTCAGTTACATCATTTTGTTTTTCTGCTAGAATTTTTTCATGTGCTTCGTCATGTAATTCTTGTCCACATGTAAAACATTTCTTACTACCAATATCTTCTAATTCTTTTTCATATTTAGAATGTGTTCTTTCTGCACGTAACAAACTACTTTCTAAACTTGCTTTTTCTTTGTTTAGATTTGATTGTTCAGTGTCTTGTACTAACCATTCTTTTTTATCTTTGTGTGCTTGTATTTCTGCTTCTATGTCTACAGTAATCAATTGACTAATTGCTTTTGTTGTTCTTGCAATTTCTTCTGCTTGGTTTGCGTCCCATGCTTTAGATTTAATTTCTAAATTGTCAATAGATTCTTGTACTTTTTTATTTGCTGTTTCAATACCTTTTATAGTAGCATCTTCTTCAGCAATAGCATCGCGTATTCTTTTTTGTTCATCTTTTAAACGTTCTGCTTTTTCAGATAAGATGGTGATGCCTAACAACTGCTCAATAATCTCACGTTGATCATTGGCTTTGAGTGAAAGGAAAGGCTCTGTATATGTGTTAAGCGCCACCAAATGCTTGAACATAGTATGACTCATGTTCAGTAACTTGTTAATATCTTCTTGTGTTTTTCTACTGTCACCTTGCGATTCATCGATATCGTCTGCGGTAACATCAACATTTTCTTTATAAAATTTAAGTACGTTTGGTTTACGTCCTCTTTCAATTCTATAGTTCTGTCCTTGTGTTTCAAATTCAACTGTTACTAACATGCCTTTGCCGTTAGTTTTGTTGATTAAATTTTCTCTACGTATCTTTGTAAGTGCTTCACCATACAATGCATAACTTAACGCATTAATGATAGTTGTTTTACCTGTACCATTTCTAGAACCAGCGTCATCGCCTCCTAGATCCAAGTTTTCACCTAGCACAAGTGTAAGCAGATTTTTGTCAAAATCAACTGCTTGGGTTTGATTACCCACACTCATAAAGTTTTTAACTGTTAGTGTTCTAATTTTAAACATTACAATCCTCTATAGATATCCAACAACAAGTTTGGTTTGTATGTTTCTGTATCTAACTTTGTTATCTGATCTGTTACAATTTGGTCAACTGACTCAAAGTCAATTTCACCAGGTTCTAATTTATTCATTTCATCATCTGCACTTGTATCTGGTAATAGTGCAATTTCTCTTACATCATATTGTGAACTAAAGTTTTCTTTGATAAAGTTTGCTTCTTCATATGAAATATCAATATCAAGTGTAACACGTAGATATAAGTTTGTTGGAGCAAGTATTTCTTCTGTTTTGTCTAACAGTCTGCTCAACGGAATAGTTCTATATTTTGGACAATCTGGCCAATCGATGAACTCAGGCTCACTTCCCCATTCTAATACCATCATACCACGTTCATCATCCCATGCATCAGCGTAATTGTGTGGAAAGGCATTGCCGATGTAATAAATGTTTTTACGTTGTTGACGTTTGTGGAAGTGGCCTGTGAACACCATTTCTTGGTTAGCAAAGTCATCTGCTTTGATCTCACCTGTATCAGGCATTTCGACCATAGCATTCATTTTAAAGTTAGGAAGTTCGAAGTGACCAAACATATATTTGCACTTCATTTTAGAAACTTGTTTCCATTCCTCTCCTACCAACCATGGAACCAAAGCAACATCATCAATTACTTGTGGTTCTGTAACCACAGTTACACCTGGTACGTGTTTACCAAATACTACACTGTGAATATCTCTTTTGTCTTTGTAATATAAATCGTGATTGCCCGGAAAAAAGTAAAATTTATCAAATGCTTTACCTAATTTCTCTAAAGATCTCAAACTGGCATCCATAGTTGTAAGATTCAAAGCACTTCTGTTGTGATGCCAATCTCCTGTAAAGATACCTACATCACAGCCTTGTGCTTTGGCTTGCTCTATATACCAATCTATAAATCTTTCACAATCATCGTTGTGAATTTTACTATTTGATTTTAAACCAAAGTGTATATCAGTAAACACTGCGGCCTTTTTAAATAACTGTGTCATGCCTTTCCTTATGCTATCTTAACATTATACAAGAAACTATGAGTGTTTGTCAACCTTAATAGTCTGCTTTTGGACGTCTAATACTTTTGTAAAACTCTGCAAGTTTTTCTTTGTCCTCTTTAAAAACATTTTCGTTTTGTCTAGTAAAGGACGGATTAAGATTATTTTCTTGAAGAATGTCGTCTCTAATGTTTTGATTTTTCTTTTCTATGTTTAATACTCTTGTAAAACTGTTTGTCACTGCGGCAGTATAATACGCAAATGGATTTTCACTTTTGCTTTCGTCAAACTGTAATCCAATTTGTGAAAGTTGTAAAACTGCTTGGGCTCTCATTTCGTCATTGTATGTGTAACCACGCCAGTTAGAACGTGTGCCATATCTATCAGCAAGTTTTAAAAACATGCGTCCTAGTTCTTCTGTGATTCTACCATGACTTTTACTAAAACTTCCGTTTTGTAATCCACCTTCCCAGTGACTTTTTCCTACACAAATCAAATTGTCATGTTCATCAAACTTCCAATGCTGAAATGGAGGAAAGTTACAGCGTTCGTGTTCGTCTGCAATAGTTTTAGTTTTACGTTTTCTACCAGGTGCTTTTGGAATATGATCAAACGTCATAATTCTAAAAATCAAATCTGTTTTCTCAATTTTACGCCAATCAGGTGTAACATCAGCAAGTTTTGTCTTTTTATCTCCTGACATTCTGGCTTGTTCGTATGCCGCTTTGCCAATTCTATCAGCACGATTTCTTTTTGCTTCTGCTATTGTAAGTCTATTAACTTTTTCTAAACTAGGTAAAATTATATCAAATCTGTGGTGTTCATCGTCTATATACGAACTAAAACTGTTTTTACTAATATGGATCTGTTTAAGTAGATCTCTGTTGTTCAAATATTTTACTTTTCTCATAAGATTCTCCGTATGTAACTTCTATTATAAACTACGTAGTTAATAAATGCAATAAATATTATTACCAAAAGGAGCCAAATTATTATGGGAACGTACAACGACGGTGTAAACAGTAGAAAGAGCGGTGGTGAAAGCCAAGGCCAAGATGGTATTTTAAACCAAGCAGGTAATGCTTTTGTAGAAAATTTAAGAAATTCTTCAGGCTTAGGTGGTAAATTAACTCGCTTAGGTGATTTAATGAAAGGTGGCAAAAAAACAGAGCCAGCCAAACCAAAAACACAAACATATTCTTTTGCTAGTATTGCCAAAGGTGGCGAAGATCCTCGTGTCAAAATTAAGATTCCCTCACAGTATATGAAAGGTCCTGCGGAGCATATATGGAATACAGGGGACGAAGGTGTTGTTTTTCCGTATACACCACAAATTGTTGTTCAAACAAGAGCCAATTATAATAATTTAAATCCCACACATAGTAATTATACATATTACGCTTACCAGAACTCGGCTCTGGACGCAATATCAATTGTTGGAACATTCACTGCACAAAGTCCAGATGATGCAAGATATATGCTTGGAGCAATTCATGCTTTGAGATCAGTAACAAAAATGAATTTTGGTGGAGGACAAGATGCAGGAGCACCACCCCCTGTGTGTAGACTAACTGGTTATGGAAAATATCAATTTAATAATTTGCCTATAGTTGTTAGTAGTTTCTTTTATACTCTTAATGAAGATGTTGATTATATTACTATAGATCCAAAGGCTAGTCAAAGTGATTGGACAGCAGTTCCAACAAGAGCAGAATTTACTATTGAGTGCTTACCTGCGTTTTCTAGACGAGATCAAGCAATGTTTAATATTGATGATTTTGTCAAAGGCGATTTGACTAAAGACAAAGGAATGATATAATGGCAACCTACAATAATACAAGTTTATACGGAACAACAAAAATTCGTAATGGAATTTTAGATATTTTAGATTATAGAGAAATACCTGCAAATGGAGAAGATGTTTTGTATGAAATAAAAGCACAGTACAATTATAGACCTGATTTATTGGCAAGT